CGCCACTGATCGCCCTCTTCTGAACGATACTCGAATAGCGCATTAAAGGTGTTCAGATTCACCAAGGCATCCCTGATACGCTAGAGGGTGCCTTCTGATCTTCGATGTTAGCCTGTAGCTGTGCCTCAATCTCCGCAACATCCAAGGCATCAGCAACCCAGCCTTCGACAACATCAGAGGTCAGTGAGTCAAAAGGCACAAAGCCTGCATCACTTGGATCAGGTGTTACCGATACAGTACCGTAAGAGCTAGCACTATACTCACCATCAACAACAGTGATTCCGTAGTGGATTACAGTTACGCCACCGTCTGCTACGTTACGCTCTAGGTTTTTAATCTCGATCATTGTTATGCTCCAAATACTGCGTTGCAGATAGCTTGTACGTTAGCAGGCTCAGAACTGTAATCGTCACCCGCACTAATCACGTGTCGGTGATAAGAGCTAGAGATAACTTCTCCGTCCTCAACGATACGTGTAGCCGTGCGTACCTGTACAACAGTGCTTTCGCCTGTGTCTACTACTTCAATTTTGTCTGCTACAATTTCTTTAGTTAATGCCATTGTAAATCTCCTTAGTTAAAGTCCAGCCCCAGAGTCCACTGAGGCTATTTAGGGTTAAACTTCATAGGTAAATGCAAAAGTATAAACACCATCGGCAGTGTCGAAATTATGTGTTGATCTGTTTTCATTTTGTAAGTGCAAAGCGTTATTAACGTCCTGACAAAAGCCATAAATAGCAGTATTGCTATTACTATAAACAAGAAACCGCTGACGTATACTATTTAAAGTTGCCTCTATTCTTGGCCTGAATGGAAGACCGTCAATCCTACTTGTTGTTCCGTTTGCTGAAAAACTTAATTGACCTTGGACGTGAACTAAACTTCCAATTTTTACATAACTACCTGTTGCGCCAGCATTAAGAGTTCCCGAAGTAGGCGTAGGAGTCCACGTCCCTTCTTCGTAGTCATCTAGCTTATTAGCCGCACCAGTACCACCGAGGTATACACCGCCTGAGAGGTAGAGGTCTTTGAAGCGAGTACTGGCACCACCAATGTTAATCACAGCATCCGATGCAGAACCGTTATTTCGAGGCACTAAAGCTCCAGATGAGAAGTTAATACCAGAAACGCCAGAGCCATCAATGTACATCCGCGTACCAAGGTTACCAATACTCCCCACGGTTGTGCCGTCTTTGCGGAGTTGAATAATGTCACCATCGGATGTGTTACGGTTAAGCGTTACAGGCTGTCCAGAATCCCTGCTTGCATATATGGCATCATACTGACCGCTTATGCTAATACCTGTAGTTGTGTTACCTGCTCCAGGTATGGCTGTTGTAGACTGACCAACCAACAAGTTGCCTGATGAGTCTATGCGTGCGCGTTCTGAGCCTGCAACCCAAAAACCTAAAGGATAAGTGTGGCTTGACGCTAGTTTAACTTGAATGTTAGTACTGTCTAACGTGAATGAGCCATAATTACCTGTAAATGAAGATTGACCAACACGAACACCGTAATCGCCAGTTACACTACCAGATTGGTTTATGTGTAGGTTTGTTGCAGGACTCGTAGTACCAATACCCACGTTGCCTGAGTCGTCAAGAGTCAAGGATGCCGTGGTGTCGGTAGAGTTAAAAAATCCCAGATCGCCGTCTACATTTACACCAAGAGACCAACGCTCTGTTCCTGAATTCTCTTCAATGGCTAACGCGTAACCGTTAGAATCAGTCTTAGTGACAAGAGAGCCACCAGCCGCACCCTCAATAGTGCCAAGCTTTAGTTGCTCAGCACTCGCGTCCCAGAAGAACTTGGCCGTTGTGCCTGTGTCTTCGTAGAATGAGATGTCGCCGTTTTCAGCAAAGCGAGCCTTTACTGTTTCAGTTCCAACGCCATTATTAGATGATAAAACAATATCCATTCCAGCATTTGCTTGAACAGACTCACCTGAAATAAAAGCTGATTGTCCGCCATTCTTAAGTTGAATAGTTGCTTGGTTATTTACTGCTAATGCCGCTGTATTACTTAAGACAGCTAAAGTAGACCTTCCTGTTGTTGCAATATTAGTTTGAATCTGACCATCAACAGTCAAACCATCAGCAGTCACTGTGCCTGTTACGTCAATGCCTGTGGAGGTTGTGGTTAGTTTGGCTGAGTTGTTGTGATATAAAGTTGACTCAGCATCACCTTTAAATATAGCCGCAATATTATCAGAGGTATCTGTTAAACGGACTTGGTTGTGTCCTCTTATTCTAAGCGTTCCAGTGCCAACTTCATCAATGTAGCTATTTGAACCATCATGGTAAATCTGCAAATCATCAGACGCACCAAAGACGGCTTTATTGTTGTCGCCAAACGACAAGTCACCCGTCATTGAGTCGCCAGATGCCTCAACCTTGTCTGTATTCAGGTTAGTGAAGTTAGTATCAAGCTCATTGTGAGTAAGTGCCGACCCTTTGCCAGCACGGGTAACTATTGTCGTCATTTTGCGTACCTATTAGTCTAAGCGAATTTTTAAGTTGCCAGCGGCAATACGGAAAATATCTCCAGTCGTAATCGCTTTAGGCAATGGCGTAGAGAAGTCAGCAGGGTCAGTTAGCTGAGCATATGCCAACAGGTTGCCGCCCGTAGACGCATCGTATACACCAGCGTAACTTACAGTGCCCCAGTTAGCCGTAGCTGTTGGGAACTCGATAGCCGCATCGTTGTCAGCCTCAGTCGGGCTAGTACCTGATACACTCATTGCAACGCTCTGACGCGCATAAGAGCCACCAGATACCTCGGTGCCTGCCGCTGAATCAGAAGGCGCCGTAGTGAACAGGCCCACATACAAAGTCGTTGGTGCAGTATAAGCCGTACCACCGAACACGTGATTGAGGACCTTGCCCTCTAAGTAATCAGTAAAACTCATTTTGATCTCCTATGCGACCCGCCAAGGCCACGTAATTTCATAGTTAAGCCAGAGCCACTCATCCTTGATCGCTCAGAGGCTAGGTTCAATTTCTCTACAGCCGCAGAGTATAACTGCGCCCATGTCGATGCCCTTCCATCTTCCTGCAAATACGGTGCCGAGTGAATCAGCGTCCCATACAAGTAAACATCTGGTGCATCAAGCAACAACCAGTTATCTGCGTTGCTGTCGCTCAGTGCGTCTAGTTTACCATAATAGAGTAGCTCGATTGTATAGCTGTCGTCAGGTGTTGGCCAAAGCTCAAACGATGAGTCTGAGTGACAATACAACAGTGGTCTACCCGATAAGTCTTGGTTGCCGTATCGCTTGTCTGCAATGGTCTGTCTCGATGCTAGGTTAATCGGTGACGTGCCATTGCCTACAACATGAAGCTGAATGGTCTCAATCCAATCGGTCGGTATCTTGGAGTACTCAGAGTCTAGCTCGCCTGTTGCACGCTTCTCCATCTTCCAGTGCCGAATGTCTCGGTTTATCTGCGATTCTGCCAGTGCAATAAACGTAGGTATGACAGACGTTAAGTCGTCACGGTTCAAGAAGTCCGCTACCGCTGTCTTCAATTGTGAATATGTTTCAATCGCCATATCGGTTTCTCTGTTTTGCTAATTCTAACACATACCTACGAATCTAACCCCTTTTACTCTTAGAGGTCATTTTCTGCCATTATTTGCGTCTTGATTTAGTGCCTGAGCACTTCCAGCGTTTACGTGACAGTCTCAATGGTGAGTTAGGGTCTTTGGCCGCTTTAGGAAAGTCTCTCATCTGTCCTGCCGACCTAGCGCAATACGCATCGCCCTTCTTAGTGCTTGGCTTTACGCTTGCCCCTTTCTGGCCATAGGATACCTTCTTACCGCTTGAGGTTACCTTGACCCTTGCCTTGCCTTTACTTGGTTTCATATGTCCTCACAATGGCGATATTAAGCCGCCAAACATGTTCATGATTCTTCGTGATTCCTCGTCAAGAGGATACAGCTCTGGCATAACTGGTGGCAGTTGCTCCACATCTTTCACGTTAGGTAGCTGTGGATCATAGTTGTTTAACACATGCATGAATCGACTGAATGGTGAGCCACCTAATGACTGACCTGTTATTGCATACAGTAGTCCTTTGCCCAACGTCTCCATCTCACCACCAATGCCACCGACCTGATTTGCAAGCCCTCTACCAGCCTCTGAGATAGCCTCAGCCTGTGCTCTAGCCGCCTCGCCCTGAGTTGCACCCTGAGACATCATAAACGTGTATGGGTTAACAGGCATACCAGCAGGCAGATACTCTGGCTTTGTCTCTCTGACAGGCTCTGGTGGCCTTACAGGGATTGTGGCGCCATCACCGTAATCATAGTAGCTTGGCATTGTCTCATAGTTTACTTCTTGCTTAGGCGAGCCTATGGTCAATGGTAGGTTAGGATCGAGTTCCTGAGCCTGTACTTGATCAGGTGCCAGTGCCGCCATTAACCCAGCGCCAGCAATTGGAGTAGCAAGCATTGTTTTATCTTTAATGCTTTGCAGTCTTGGTAGGTCAGCAACACCAGATGCTTCGTTGATTGCCTGAACTTCTTCGTCAGACAACACTCGATTAACCTTCATGTCTCCACCTATCATCCACTCCCCAGTCATGTTTGGATTTGTCTTATAGCGATAAAACCCACCGTAGGGAACTTGATCCGTAATTTGAGCCGTTCTTGGGATTATCTCACCAGCTTTATTGCGTGTTGCATTTGCATTTGCAATAGCCTGCCAATCAACGTCTTCAGGAAACTCAACCTCTGCCCACACTTGATCATTAGGACGATAGTTAGGCGCCTTTACTGGCCCAGATTTTCCACCAATATGTGTCGCTATCGGCAGATCTCCTGCGTGCCAACCAGGCCTATACGCTAGTGGACCAAGGGATGATTTAACTTTGCCTTCTGGCGTCAACTCTCCAGCCTCAGCCTTGAGCCATTCGCCCATTGGTACTTCTGTGCTTCTATTAACGAATAATGGGTAAAGCTTTCCATCTACCTGCCTGAAAAGCTTATAACCTGTAGCCGCTTCTGCATCCTCTGGGGCCATTGCACCAGCACCGAACGCCCCAAGACCAAGCAAACCAAGAGGCTTCTCAGTAGATCCAGTTTTAAATATGGTAGGTTGAAGCTCTCCATCTCTCGGCGTAAAGTACGGCGCTCCAGAGCTATCTAAGTATATCTGCTGATTGCGATCTATAATATCCTCTGACTCTACAGGACCATACTCGCGAGTAAGCCGTCTTGGCGCGTCCCGCTTCTCTACGTTTCTTGCCTCTACCTCTCCAGCAGTAGCCCTATACATGTTAACAGCCGACCTGCTACCACCCAAACTGTCTTTGTTGTACTGTTCTAACAACCTCAAACGATTGGTAAACTCATCCAGCGTATTTCTAGCCTCAGTCATAGTTCCAACCGTGGCATCTGATGGTGGATTATCTAAATATGCAGAGGCTCTACCTATAACGTCTTCATACGCTTTTTTCTTTAGCTCATAAGGTCTATCATTTAGCTCATCCATGACCTGCCTACCCTGAACCCGTGCAAAAAGTTCTGGGCTACTTCCAGCCGCAAAATTTTCTCTCTGCTGAATTGCGTGCTGAAGCTCATGCAATACTATGTCTCTAAATTGATCTGGTGTAGATCCAGCTCCGATATCAATATAATTTCCATTTAAAGCTCCGTCCCCAGCTTCAAGCTCTGGCGTTATATTAATTGCAAGATCATTCAATGAACCTCTATTAAATGCTAAGCGTCGATAATCAAGAAGGGATTGCTGGTCAGGGAACTCGTTAAACTTTGCCACTCGATCTTGATAATCATAATTATCATATGCTGACATTAAGTCAGGATCGTTAACAACATCTCTTATTGGGTACACGCCCTCACCTTGGGGCATGTTAATTTTGGTATTATCGTAGTTTGGATGTTCTGTCCTCCAACGCTTATCTACCTCATTGAACTCCCATCCAGTCTTTTCCCAGATCTCTTTAGGACTCATGCCAACGTCACGCATCTTCTGAGCCATGCCTAACATGTCTTCAGCTTTACGACCGATAGTTGACCCTATTCCAACCAATGACGCCTCAGCTTTTTGTGGTGCCAATGCCGAACCAAGAACACCAGCACCCAGCAGGCCAGCACCAACGACAGTTTCAGGCCGAGTAAACATCAAGTTCTCAAACGCCCCGCGTTTAGCAACTCGATCAGCTTCGTCAGTGTACTTTTCTACCTGCAACCCTTCTCTTTGTAACTGATCAATGAGACCTTGAGGTGTGTCCTCTGGGACTATGGCGCCACCGAATTCTCTAAGGTTTACTGGCCTGTTTGGTTTAGACTCAAAGTATTCAGTTGGAGCACTTCGCAAATAGTCTTTGTAGCCCTCAATCTCTCTGACAAGCTCATCAGGCACATTCTTAAACCCGACTTCCTCCATTGCGCGTTTTAAGCCTTTCTTTTCAGATAAGGCGATCATTTCTCCAACAGAGTCAAAGTATGAGAATGAGTTGGTATCGTACTGATAGTAATCTTTTAAGGCATCCTGAAGGTCGCCAAGCATCATGTCAGACGTTTGTTTAAACTCAGCCATATCTTCGGCTGGTTTAAGCTGTCCCTTCATCTGCCTTGCCTGCTCTAAGCTTTTTATTCTTTCTGTCGTGGATGCTCGGACGTTACCAGCACCAAAAGTCATTGTTGACTCCTGCCCAGCACCAGCACGCTTACTCATCCATTTAGATACATTCTCGGCAGTGTAAGGCTGTAGCTTCGCCCTGCCAGAGTAACGATCATAATCTGGGTTTGTTACAAAATATTCTTCTGGTTGAAAATACTTGCTTATCTCGCCCTGTCGCCATTGCTCATACTTGTCTGCGTTCTCAGACTTAACGTCACTAAGCGCATAATAATCAATGTCGCCATTTTCTTTTTTCGGTACAGGTATGTTGTTGTCTTGAGCAAACTTAAGCTTTGCCGCGTTATCGTACTCCAAAAAATCATTAACCCGCCTAAAATCAGATGGCTCAATTCTGGATTTTGACTCCAAGTCGCCAAGGCTGTACGCAACATCATCAATGTTCCCAGAGCCTCTGTATGCTTCATAGTCAGATTTGAACTGCTTATGCGCATTCTTATTAGCAACTCGAACAGGCGATGGCGCCCTAACTGTGTAAGCGTCAGCACTGAATAACGGATTTTGTCTTAATGATGGATCGAAGCTTTCAGGTCGGCCAATTAAGCTAATATCACCAAAGCCTTCAAACGGAATATCACGCTGGGTTGCCGCAATAGATGGGTTAGGCATACCACCCATAGCTTGCTGTCTGGCTAACTTCTGAGCATCCGTATTGTGAACAAATAACAGATCACGGATTTCTTTTGCAAGCTGTTCACCACCCTCAGCGGCGAGATCGAGTAGTTTTTTAGCCTTTGCCATGATTTAAACCCTGTAGCTGGAAAGCCGATTATATCACATCAAACAACGCCTTTTAAGTTACGCCGTATCGGGTCCCCCCAGTTACTTAGCGGCCTGAAGCCTATCGCTAGATACCTCATCGCATCAGCTCCGTGACTTGACCAGTCGTGCAAAGGTCTAGCCTTGAATGACTTATTATTCTCGTCATAGTCCCTTCGGTATTGCCTCAAGCAGTCAACGCCCCTCTCACACCTCTCAGCGTCAAACCAGCAACGATTGAGCATCGACCTGACCGATTGTATGCCATCGTCTACCATAAGCTGTGGGGCGATTGTAATGGGCCTCACACCCAGCGCCTCTAAAGTCTCTAACCTTGACTTGCCCGTGCCCAGCTCTCTCACCCTAACGTCATGCGGTAGGATGTGATCAGTGTAGTTATACCCTTTGGAGTTCAGCACCGAGACATAGTGATCTAGTCCAACACCAGACGACTCATAGTAATCTATCAGCCTAACTTCTGGGCCGACCATCTGAGCGAACCAGATCGCCGTAGAATCGCCGACACCTAAGTCCCATGCCGTGACTACACCCGTAGCAGGATCGTACGGTACGCGGCCAATACGGCCCTCTGCGTTAGCCTCTCGCATCTCGACCGTATAGTAGGCGCCCTCAACGTGGATTAGGAACGCGCCCTCCCAGATGTGATCGTAGACATCGGGTCGTAATTCTTTGTCGTTGAGCCTTTCCTGATTCAGTACGTCAGGGAACCACGGGTTATCACGCCAGTTGATCTCGCATACCTTCACGTCACCACTTGGCGCCTTCCTAAATCTTTGGTGTACTGCCGAGTGTTTAGACTCAGGGTTATATGTTACCCAGATCTCAGACTCTTCCTCCCGTATCGTTGGGATCAGCTTCTGCCAAGCGCCCTCAGAGACGTTCTCAGCCTCGTCAATCCAAGCCAGTATGACCCTTGCCTTTGACTTAATCGAGTCTAGGTTGCGCCTTAAACCAGCGAATACGTAGTTAATACGGCCATCCTTGGACCGAATAAACTTCTCGCCTATCTCATAGTAAGCGTTTAGCCACTCAACCGATCTTATAGCAGACTTGACCTCTTCAAGAGAGGATTCATCCAGCGAGTTTAAGTGCTCACGCGCACAGAGGATCTGGCCCTGATTGCCAGACATGCCCCACTTGTACCCGTAGACAGCCGACATAAGGGCGAACGATCTCGTCTTGCCTGATCCCCTTCCCCCGTACGCAACCCTGTACCTCGCCTTGCCGTCAAATAGATCTACAAGCTTTGGCGGTAACTCAATCCTCGCTACCATGTTTCGCTATTAACTCAATCACTGTCGGTAGGTGCATCGCCCCGTCACTAGAGGTCAGGTCAAGTTCCTGAGCCTTGAGGTCTGGCATGTACTTACCGATCATCTTAATCCTCGCATCCAGTGCGGCCTTGTACTTTGCTAGGTCGTTCGAGAATACGTCCGAGTCAGGGTTTAGCCCTTCGATCTTTTCAATGAGGTCAAATAGGTATTGAACCGATCCACGCTCTTTAATGTAATCGCGTAGAGCGTCTTTCCTAATCTGTCGATTTTTTTGCGCCCGTGTTTGAGGCATAACTTGCTCCTATTTAGGAGCGCTCGGGCTTGGGCTTTTAGTGTCAGCCGCAACAGTGCCAGATTGGCGTCCCGATGCGCTTTCTTGATTTCTGCTTTCGTATTGTACACGATTCCCTCCAAAGATCCTGTCAAAGTTTTCGTCAAAGTTGGCCTTGTTCGTTGGTCTCTGTTTGCTTCCCTTTCCCATCTTCATCCTCACAGTCAGAGCAATAGTGCTCTACGTCCTTATGGTTAAAACCGTAGTCTATAATGATTCGGCACCCGTTACATAGTAATGCACCAGTGCCACCGTTAAACCTTACATCAGCATGCTTGTACTGCTTCATGGATTACTCCTTTATGAAGACACCACCCTCTACCATGTGGCCTTTTCGGTCCTTAATTTCATTCCACGCGCTCTCACAACATTGGGTCAAGTCTAACCCTTCTAGCTTACAATAATTTACAAGACACACCAGAATATCACCAACAGCATCTTTCATCTCTAGGATATCCATCTTGGCATGCGCGTCTGCTAACTCACCCATCTCACTAATGGCTTTTAGTAGTTGAGCAGTCCCTGTGCTGTAATCGTATATCCCACGCTCACTAGCCCAATTCTGTACGTTAGTTATAAATTCTTTCATTTATTCTCCATTTGCTTGATGGTTGCTTGACCGTCTTTGTAGCCTTGTCTATATGCTTGCTCCCACACCGCCTTAGCCTTAGTGCGTTCAGCAACAGTGCGCCACGTCATCTTCGTTGCATATTCTTCAAAGTTCATTGCTTTTTCCCTATTCATAATGCACATACGACCGTCACTTTTAAAAACCACAAGCGGACTATCAATATCGATGTTCATCATTCCCTCCAATTGATCTATCTACTTACCATATGGCCGCCATATGATTCATATATTGGCCAATACTTCCAAAATCTGAAAGTATTTAGAATAGACACTCGTCTTTATCGCCTGTTAACTAGTATTTAGCAGGGCCTGTCTAGTGCGTCAGCGAGGGATCAATCTCTGTGACGAGCTAGGACATTTATACTCACGCCAGTGTTCCACTACACTGAGTACAACCCTGAATGTCTATTCTAAAAGGTGCAGGCACTCGCTCTTACGAACTTTATCCTGCGTTATCTGCCCTCCTGCAGGGTGGGTAGCTTATAGGAACTACCAGTGGGACTTACAAAGTGGGTCTTCATGGGCTAAGCGTGCAGGGTGTTGTTTGTAGTAACCCCGCCTGATGCGCATCACCGTGAATTCGGGACTGTCTTTTAGTTGGCCTCGGCGCAGTCATTCCGAATTAAGTCTACAGTAATGTCTAAAAATGGCGACTTTGTGTACACATAGACCCCATTGTGTCCAGATTCTTGCCCATTGTGTACATATTCGCTTTTTGTGTCGTGCGATTCCTCGCTTTTACATATAATTTTTTATTAAAAAAACATGCAAAAATACGACACTTTATTACACCATGTAATGCATATGTAATGCACTTATCTGCGATTTGGCACCGCCGCTAGGACTCGAACCTAGAACCTATGGGGTAGAAGCCCATTGCTCTATCCAATTGAGCTACAGCGGCTTTAATCCTCAATGTAATCCTCCCAGATATCTTGCTTAACAGGGTCGATGTAATCAGGCTCAAAGTAGCTTACCCTTGGTACAGCGTTTATCGGCGCAACAGCTTCTTCAACCCACCCTGCAAACTGAGCATGCTCATTATCAGTGTATACACCAAGTATATACATTGTCTGGCTACTGCTTTTGTCCACCATTTCTACCACGTACATAACGACCTCCTCGGTCATTTGTCGTCAGCAAAAACCTCTATGCCGAACTTCTCGTAAAGCCTGTGGTATCGAGTTACAGCGTGCACAGAAAACCCCATACGCTTCGCTATATACCGATAAATACGGCCTTCATCGCGCATGTCCTGAATCATCATTGCCATGCTCTTAGTGCAATTATATACCAGAATGTTTACAGATTCATTCTCGTCCGACATGGCGCACCTCAAAGCCCTAGCCAAGCTCCAGCTAAGGCATACCCACCGACCACCATGAAAAACACAGCGCCCAGCGACCACAATGCGTCCTCGATAAACTTTCGGCGCTTGTCTCTACGTACGTCTTCCCACTTACGTGCCATTGGTTTATTTTTCATAACTGCCTCCAAGCAACTCGTTCCACGCCTCATAGATATACTGAATGTCTGAGCCGCCATCGAGATCATAAAATCCAGTATTCCACGCAATTTTATTCTTGTGGTCCACCCCAATCATTGAGTGTTCATCGCCGTATATTGGATGCTCTACAAGATCAAACTCCTCATACTCATGTAGAACATAAGGATTTTCAGACATCAGTTTTTCGTAGTTTAACTGTTTCATAACTCCCTCCATTAGTGAGCTGGTGGCCAGCTCTGTGAATTCCAAACGCTGATCATAGCGTCAATGTTTACGGCTTGCGCTACGTTTGGTAAGCCAACATAAACGCCGCGTAATGCATAAAAGTCTGCATCGTCATCAAGACCGCATGCACCCATCCAACCGCTTAACTTAAAGTAAGTCATAACTCCCTCCGTGGCCGCGTTTAGGCGGCCTTTTTTAGTTCACACAAATGAAGACCAAGAACAGTTCCGTTTTCAAGTCTTACTGAATATCCCCACTTGCCATCCTTGCTGTACTGGCA